CATACGGTTTTATTACGTAGTCGTAGCCAAACCATTTAGCGAAAGCGTATTCGGCTACTAAACCAGTAAACGACGCTTTAGGGGTGTAGGTGTGGGTAAACGTGTCGCGGGATTGTAAATATTTTGTTTGCGTTTCTAGCTCTCGATACAAATAATTTATTTCTGCGCGGTCTTGACTGTTTAAACAAATTGTTACCCGTTCGTCAATTTGTGCCATAAAATTTATATGCCAATAATTACGGCCATAGCGCAAGCAATAACCGCGGCAGCGAATTTGTGTTCGGCGCTTGGTGTACCGGCTAAATACTTTTCGCGCAATATTGACATTTCGTCTAGCAATATTGAGTGGTCTATCGGTTTTGCTATTGGCGTTATGACGGGTTTTAATATTTCGTCTACAAAACTTTTAAAGGTTTCGGCGTACTTGTCGCTATACATTTGTCGGGTACTTTCTGTTAGGCCTGGGTCGGGTATCGGGTAATCGGTCATGGGTTAGGCAACGCCCACGGGCCGTACCCCGAATTATGCCATATGGCTAATGCGGAGTTTGTGTTAATCACGGGGTCAAATAACTGTTCACAAGTTTCAAGTATGCCCTGGGCTTGTAACCAGCCGATAGGCCAATACTTGTTAGGCCGGCACCAGTAGCCGTTTATTTGGTACAGGCCGTAGCTACCGCCTGCCGTGTCTTTAGCGTTGTAGGCGTCGGCTTTACAGCCGCTTTCACGGTAAATAATTCGGGCTACTGTACCCATTTCAGTTAAAGGCCAGCCCGCTTGGCTAGCAAGTTGTAGCGCATATTGACAGTCTGTTAACGGGGTTGCCGTTGTAGTAGTCGACGTTGCTATAGGCACCAAACTGACCGTAACGGGGGGCGTTACAGGTAGGGCGCTAGGCGCGTTGTAAGCGTCGTAGGCGAACGCAAGCCCCGCCATGCTTATAGTTACAGCCGTAAAGATTTTGGCTATTAAAAAGTTCATGCAATACCCCTTTTTCGTCGGTCCTAAAACCGTAGTAGACGCTTAGGCGCTAGGTGGTGATACTGGCCGCAACCCTTGTAGGTACAGGCTTACAGGTTCGGGGGTTTTGTCGCCTGGGTAATAAAACCAATGCCACGGCTCTTGCGGCATGACCTCTAATGACCAGCCGTATAGCGGGCCTTGTTCGCACATAAACGCCCACGTATCGCCCGACATATTGGCATAGTCACAGGCCAAACCTAAATTATGGCGGCTAGTACCAGGTGCAGCTAGTGGGGCGTTGCCTGGGCGTAGGTAATATTTGCGGCCTTGCCATGTTCGAGTAGACGCGCCTTCAATAGGTTGCAGGGTGTAGCGCTGTAAAAATCCTGCGGTTTGTTGCGCTAATGACCGGTAGGTATCGCCTGCCGATATTGGTTTAAATTGTTTTATACCTGCAGCGAACGCGGCGGTACGTATTGCGTTGTATGCGTTGGCGGCGCGCGGGTGCAACTTGCCAAACGGTTTTATATCTACAAGCATATTGGCGGGCAATTCGCCTGGGTTTACGTGCCCTAACGTGGCAGGTAATACCAGTTTTTTAATTGGTGGTACTACCACGGCCAAACGCTTTATCGCTTGGGTTAGCCCAACGCATAAGCGGCGGTAACAATGCAGCTACAGCGGCTTTACCTAAGTCGCCTGGTTCGGTGTTACCGGTCATATAGACCGCTAACACGGCGGCGATAACTGACCGCCCGTAACTCGATAAAAGCGCTTTAAGATTTTTCATGGTTTGTCACGTGCCCGTCTATTTTTTGTTCTATGCGGCCTAATGCTTGGTATGTTTCTGCGTGGTCTTTTTGGCTTGTTTTGTCGGCTCGGTTAATTATTGCTACTAGGACAGTAAAACCACCTGCCACTAACGCAACCCATAATGCCTGCATTATGCAACTGTTGGCGGGTTTGTCGCTAGTTCAGTTGCTTTAAGCATTGTGGCGGCTTCTGTTGGCTGTAGTGCAGGGTCATCCATCCATTCGAGGCAGTAGTAGCCGTCGCCTGGTTCGTTGTATTTCCAAGTAGTGCCTGGCGCTAGTTCGCGTGTTGCGTTGCCAATTTGTGTATCTATTTGCTGTTTAGTTGGCGTTGGCATTATGCCACCTTGTCTATTTGAATAGTTGAATAAACTTCGCTAATGCTGGCAATGCTTGTTGGATTACCAAAACCAATATTTGCACGCGCTACCGAAACGTAATTTTGTAACTCAAAATTTTTGTTACCTGTAATTGTAAAGTAGCCAGACATAAACGCTCGACCTTGCGAGCCGCTTGCTTGGCTATATTCGGATGTACCTAGTGCAGCGGTTGTGCTATCTGTTGTGTTTTGAAACCTAATCTTAAATAAAAAACTTTCAAAAGTTGGCGCGGACGCTGTTACAACGTAAGAGCCGGCTGCCAATGTGATGACGCTTGCCGCAATAGACGCGCCAGTAATGTTGTTTACAACGGTTGTGTTTAATGTGCGTTTAGTCCAAGTGGTTGCTGTGCTGCCACCGCCGTTAGTACCGCTGGCTTGAGTTTCGTTAAAAATTGCTGTTGAAATACTGGTAGACGGCCCAACAGTTGCCCAGGCCGCCCCGTCGTAATATTGCACAATGTTTGAAGCCGACAAATAGCATAGTTGGCCTTCGGCTAGCACCTTTTCTCCTGCACCCCCAAAAGCGGCATCACGCGTAACCGTGGTAGCAAATACAGGTACGCCCGTACCTGCCGATATATTCATATTTGCAGCGGTCAAAACTTCCGACGCTGCGAATAACGGAACGCTAGTTTGTTCGTTTGCCATATTTTCTACTTTACGCTAAAACTGGTTGCGGGTCTTGTATCCCCAACTTACCGTAAATTGGGTCGTTCAAAATGAATTGATAAACAATAGTTGTATTAGCGGTAAAGAACGTTACGCGATGCCCGCTTGATACGTTTACCGATATTTCTATGCCCTCTACCGATAGTTCTTGGGCTACTTCCCCGCCGGCAATAGTGTTAGTAATCGTTATGGTGTCGCCAATATCGACTAGCGCCAAGGTTTCGCGTTGGGGTGTTGTAAGCATTAAATATTCGGTTTGTACGGCGTTAAACGTAGCCACGGGTTCACCTAATAAAAGGTATTCGGCCAAGGTTAAAGCGCTTGGGTCGTTATGTAACAAGCTGTTTGTAATGCTTGTGTTTTGAATTAAATATTTAGCCTGGCTGGCCAGGTCATCGGCAACCTGCGGGCTGGCAGCGCCTAAATGTTGAATACTAGCCCTGTTTACGATTACGTCGGCGTTGTAAATAATGCCTAAAGAGTTGTACGGAATATTGGTGCCGTCGTCGTGAAAGTCTGCGACACTACCCGAAAGGGTGTTACCAATGCGCGGTTGGCTAGTTATGTCGCCTGTCCTTGACATAAAAATGCGGCCTTGTTCGGCTTGCTGTATTTGGTCTATATACGCTTTTACGTTTGTACCTTCGGCAACTGTGTAGGCAGCTGCCCCGCCCAATGTTTGGGTACCTGTTTCAATGTCACGCGTTAAAGCCGGATAAGCAACTTCGGGCAAGTCCAGCACGGCAGACAGGCGGGCGCTCGATAGTTCCTCGGATACGTTAAATTCGGCTAACGCTGTTTGGGCCAGTAAATAGAAATCGTCGGCACAATAAACGCTTACCGTGTTTTGGCCGCCTAGTTCATATTTGTAGTCGTAGTTGACTATTTGCCCTACAAACAATTCTATAAACGTACCTACGCCGTTGTATCTGCCAAAAGAAACGCGCCGTAAAGGTGCCAAGGTAAATTGCCCTGCAGGGTCTACATAGGGGCTAGACGTATACAACGGGTTTAAGGTGCCAGCTGCCAGGGTGTCGTTTAAATTAAACGACATAGTACCCGCGCTAAATTGGTCGCCAATATCACGGCGCCCGCGTTTAACGTTTACATTTGTCGAGTATTCCAGCATTGGCGCAAATTCTGTCGTACCGTCTAACACGTATTGAGTACCGTTTAACAGGCCACGGGTTGCGTTGTCCAGGGTAAAACCGTCAAGTTTAAAACCTGTATCTATAAACAGTTCGTACGAACCGCTTTCAATTACTGACGTAGCCATTAGGCAACCTGAATATTTGCGGGGCCTGCAGCCCTGTTATATGCACGTAAAGCGTTTACAACGGCTTCGCCTGTTTCTGCAGTCGACATAACGCCAGTAACGTTTATGTTGTAATTATCGCCTGCAGACTGACGAAAAACCCCGCCGCCCGTGCCGCCACCTGTAACCGGTGTTGGTACTGGCGTACTAACGCCGCCTGTAACGCTTGTAACTATTTGGTTTACCCTTACCGTAATGTCAACGGTTCGCGCCAATTTGTTTGCCAACGCGTCCATTTGCTTCATCATTTTTGGGGTCAATCTGTCTATTTCGGCTTGTAATCCGTCTACCGTTTTTTGTGCGTTGTTTACGCCTGTTTGATACCAGGCATTAGCGGCGTTTATGCCAACTTTTTTGGCTGCCATGTTTGCGCTTTCAACTAGCGCGTTAGTTTCTAATATTGCGGTTTCGCCGCCTTTTACTAATTCTTTTGCTATTGCTGCGCCAGCTTCGCCGCCTGCAGCTAAGACCGCTGCTAACGCCTCTTGAGTTAAACCAAGGTTTAAAGCCTTTTGTATGTCGTTCGAATAGTCTTTAATGCCTTCCACTTGGTTTCGTAGACCGGCTAAAAATCCTTTACCTGTGTCGTCGCCTGCCGTTTTGGCGTCTTTAAAACTAAACGCGTCTAACAAACCTTGGGCTACTGTGTCGGCAAAATCGTTAAACGTTTTTTGCGCGTCGGATAATGCGCCTTTTGCTTCATCGAGTGCCGCTATTAAACCGTCTTTTAATGCTGTTGCATATTCGTAGGTTGCTTTAGCGGCTTTACCACCTGCGCCGCCTGTCTTTTCTATTTCCTCTGTAACTGCTGGCAACTTGAAACCCAATGCTTCTGCCTGGCCGCTTAACCTGTCGGCTGCTGCCCCGTTACGTCTTGTTGCGGCTTCTAGTTCATACAACGCCCTAGTTAAATCCTCAACATACATTTGGCTTGCTTGCATTTGTAAATCGGTCATTATTAAATTGTTTTGTATATCGTCTTGGGCTTTTTTGAAACCTGGTACAAATTGAACAAAACCTAAGGACAAAATAACTGAAGCGTTAGTGATTTTTCGTGCCATGGCGTTATATTCGTGGGCGACTGAAGCCGCCCACATTTTTACGTATGCGCCTACTACGCCCATGTTGTCTAGAAATGCGTCTAACGCGCCGCCTAAACCACCTTTACCAAACGCTTTAACAGCTGCCGCCGCTGCGTCGGGTAGTCGACCTATTGCGTCTTTAACGTAAATGTTGTTAAGAATTGCGTAGCCAATAGTTTCGTTTAGTTCACTCCAAACAGTACCCAGGCGTTTTAGTTGGCCTTCATACGTGTTAGCGGCTGCAGCTGCAGCGCCGCCAAACTGTTTATTTAGTTCGGCTTGTGCTGCCCCAAAATCTTTAGTTTTAATAATGTTTGGGTCAAGTGCTATACCAAGTTTTGTAAGGCCGCCTAAATTTCCGTTAAAGGCCTTGCCCAGGGCAAGCGACACGGTTTCTAAATCGCGTCCAGTACCGGCAGACACGTTTAACGCAAGGTTTAAAAGGTCTTGCCCTATTGTTAAATCATTTGTTGCACGTACAAGCGAACCCAACGCGGGGCGTAATTGGTCATCGGCTACGCCTGTAGCAAATTGCATTTGGGTTACAAAATCCTCGGTAGCGGCGATAGTCATACGCGACGCGCCCGTAGTGTTTTCTAACTGTTTTGCTAATAGCGCCTGGCTTTTTTGGTCTGCAATAGCGGCGTTAACTGCCTTGCCTAAACCTGCAACTACAAGCGCGGTTGAAGCTGCAAACGCGGCACCAACTGCTACGCCAGTTTTGCCAAACTTACCGAACGCTTTTTCTGCTGCGCTAATTCCCTTATCGGCAAACGACGTAATAATCGGGATATTTATACCAGCCATTAGCGAACCTTCATTTGTCGATTAGTGACGGCCATAACTTGTTCCACTACTTTAAGTACCTCGGCAATTACGGCTTCCTTGTTTTTGTCTACGGCAACGTCAATAACGCGCGGCTGGTTGCCTTCCTCTACGTTTAAGTTTGTAATAAATTGGCCGTCTGTGTTACGGCCTGCGTGGTCATAGATGACGCCTGCAGCGTCGGCGCTTTGTACGGTCATTAAACGGTAAGGTTTTGAACCGTATACCACTTGTTCGGTATAGCCGCCGCGGTCAAAGTTTACGTAGCGTTCTTTACTGCCACGTACGCCAACTTTAATTTTAAACCCTTTTTGTACGGCGTCTGTACGCCACGTAGTTTCACGGCCTTTAACTAAGTTGCCGCGTACCATGCCGGATAGTGGGGCGCCGTTGCCTTTTGAGTTATCAAAACTTGCCACCATTTGGCGGGCTTCGGACAGAATAGACGCGCCAGCGTTTCTAATTTGTATGGTTACGCGGCGCCTAAATTTAGGGTCTATGTCGTTCAACAATTTTAGGGTTTCTTGAATACCCTCAATTTGTAACGGTAGTTGGCCCATAGCGTTTACTTTCGTTGTTTGTTGTTGTCTGATAATACAGCAACAACAGTTGCCAAGTCGTCTATGTCAAACGGTATAGACGGGGGCCACCACGAAATCGCTACCAACAGTTCGGCAAGTTGGCGCCCGTGGGTGCCCCTCAAATGGGGTTTGCGGCCTCGGTATCGACTACTTCAATGTTTGTTAAGCCTTTAACAAACGTGTCAAACTCTGCCGGTACAACAATTTTGTTTAACTTAGACGCCTCATACGCCATAAATGCCAAATCCTCTACGCCGATACCTGCGGCCATGTCGGAAGCTTTACGTTTGTATTTGCGTTCCCACAAAATAATAACGTATAGGTTTGTTACCACCTCATAGGCGGTATCGGCTGTTTCTACTTTTAGCGTAAGTTTCATTGTCTGCCTTTTGTGTCGGGCCTTTACAGGCGGTTAATTAAACTATTGCAACTGAAAAAACGCCGCCAGTAAAAACAATGTCGATTGTATCTAGGGCGCCTAATTGACCGT